TTTAGTTTCCACACCTGATAGACATTTACTTTTATTTGGAACACAGACGACGATTGGAGGAGTCAATCCTCAAGATGATTTACTCATTAGATTTTCTGACCAAGAAAATATTGAAACCTATGCACCGACCGCAGAAAACACTGCTGGTTCATTGAGAATTGCCGACGGCTCACGGATCATTGCCGCTACAAGATCAAGAGGCGCTATTATGGTTTGGACAGATACAGCACTACATTCTTTACAATTTATTGGTCCTCCTTTTACTTTTGGTCTAAGACAATTAGGACAATCCTGTGGTATTATAGGACAACACGCTGCTATAGATATTAATGGTAATTCTTATTGGATGTCTCAAAGTTCTTTTTATGCTTTCGATGGTACTGTTAAAAAACTACCTTGCACAGTGGAACAGGCTGTCTTTGGTAATCTTAGTTTAACAGCTTCAGAAAATGCTTATGTAGGACACAATGATGAATTTAATGAAATTACATGGTTTTATGCTACAAGTGGATCTGATCAAATTAATGCGCAAGTAACTTTTAATTATGAAGAGGGGACTTGGTGGACAGGAACTTTAGATAGAACCACTTGGATAGATAGAGAGATTTATCAGATTCCTATTGCCACAGATTATTCCTCTACTGCTTATGGCAATGTATCTACAATTCAAGGACTTACAGATGGAGCAAGTATTGTGTATCAACACGAAACAGGTAACGATGCTGATGGAATAGCTATCACAGCTTTCTTAAAATCAGGAGCAGTAAGTATCACTGAAGGGGAAGATTTTTCTTTTGTAAAAAGATATATCCCTGATGTTCAAAATCAAAGTGGAACACTTAATATGGATTTAAAATTTCTTACTTATCCTAATGATTCTAATGTTGTAACAAAAAGTTCAAGTTTTACTTCTACAACAGATAAGATAGATTTAAGAGGACGTGGTAGACAATTCACAGCAAACATTGTTTCTAATACAACAGGTACAGCCTGGAGACTTGGAACAATTCGATTTGATATTCAACCTGATGGTAGAAGATAATGGCAAAATTAACCTTACAAAGATTCCCTGATCCACCTCAAAGTTATGATCCACGTAACTTTTATGAGTTAGTCAGACAGTTGGAACAGTTAATTCAATTATTAAATAGTTCTTATACTCAACAAACTCAAGAAGAAGCAACAAGAAGAACTTGGTTTTTAGCATGACCTTTTTAATTTGGCATTTATTAGCTATCTGTGTTGTGATAGGGTTATCTTTTATAATGGGATTTATTACAGGAAAAAAACATGGCAGACGCATTTATTAGATTTTTACAAACAGCTCCTAACACAGCAGTCAATACACTTTTTACAGTTCCTGTGGTGGATCTTGCAGCGACTCCTCCTGTTCCTGTAACAACTTATATTGTGAAAACTATTATTCTACATAACTCCGCTGGTTCAGGAACCGTTAATGTAAAATTAACACATAATGATGGCGCGGTAGATGTAGAGATAAATAATATAGATGTAGCTCACGGAACTACTCAACAACTTAATGGCCCTTATGTTTATCAAGCGGGTGACTCTTTGAAGTATGAAGCGGATGCTACTGATTTAAGTTTAGATGTTTCTGTTTTAGAAATTAAGAATCAGCTATAGCTACAAACATAGATCCAACGTGTCCTTTAAACTGCATGTTACCAAAATGAGCTAGAGGTTGAGATATATCCGCCCAAACTTCACCGCCTATTTCAGCCCATAATCTAGAAAAATAATAATCTTCAGAAAGATATCTTAGCTTACCAGATTTCTCTTTTGTGTCATAGACACCCACTGCAAAAAAATCATAACAATTATCGGAAGAGTAGCTTTTACCATTAACTATTTGATCCGAGTCATATTTTCTTTCAGGGAAAGCTTTTTGCATTTTAGAGATAACTTCTCTTTTGAGTAGCATCATACCTGTTGCTGCCTCTTGAACTTTTATAAGACCTTCTTGTACATTAACGTTTGAGTCATCGACATTTAAGTTATAACCTAAGCACTTGGCGTGAAGCTCGTCTGGCTTAATATCAGGATTTTTTTTCATTTCTTCAATAGCTTTATCCCAATAAATATGTTTACGAGGGTAGATTCCACACACAACTTCTTTATCAGATAGAATTAATCTTTCAATATTTTTAGAAGAGAATCCTATATCCGCATCAATGAATAAAAGATGAGTAGGACAAAAATCTTTATCATCCATCATCATCGATACTAATGTATTTCTAGCTCTAGATATTAAAGACTCATTACCCATGGTCTGAACCCTTACTTTAACCTGATGTTGAGCCGCCCAGGCATAAAACTGCATAATTCCATGAAAGGTTGCTTCACTTAACATCCCTCCGTACATAGGTAAACCTATAAGTATTCTTACATCTTTATCTTTTAATTCTTCTAATTTTAACATGGATATCCTTCTAATATAGTTTAGTTGGGATTATTTTACTTATTTGTAATAATTTAACAACTCTAAATCTGTTGATTTATTTATAAATCAAGTTTAAAACTATACTATGGCTCATAAAATAGTAGACGAACCAATTATCCTTAGATATGACTATGATATTACAGGTAGAAAAATACCTGTCTATAGTGCCAAAGTAGAAACAACATTAACTAACACATTAACAGGTAATACTTACGCAAGTGAAGAAGAGATGCAAGCAGACATTAATGATTCAGGGACCGCTATTACAGAAGCAGAGGTTAGAAGAGATGTTCTTGTTATAGCACCTAAGCTACTTACAGGTGCGGATATCTTAGACGAGGATAAAAAGGATTAACATGGGTATATTTGGAATAGCAAAAAAAGGGTTTGGTCTTTTAGGTAAGAAAAAAAAGGTTAAAAAGGTTAAAAAGGAATATAATTCTTTAAACAGTTTTGATTCAGGAAAAAAGAAAAGATTAAGAAAAGAAAATTTAAAAGTTGCTGGTGTAGGAGTGGCTACCACAGCGGGTGTAGGAGCTTATATAGAGCTAATGGCGTTAGACAATTTAAGAAAATATCCTAATACAGGTAAAAATTTAAAAAGGAAAAAGGATTAACATGGGAATAGAAGCCTTACACGAAACAACAAAAGCCATAGCTCAACTAGGACGCTTTGAAGATGACTTCTTAGCTCACGTAGCTAAAGGTGAAATGGTCGTGCCAGGTGACGTTCTTAAAAACAATCCTAAGCTTAAAAAAGCAATCTTTAACGAGTTAAAAAAATTAGGTGTTAAATCACCATCGACTTATATCGTGGGCTCAAAGTTCATGAGAATCAATCCACTTACAGGACAACCTGAATTCTTCTTAAAGAAAATATTTCAAAGAGCAAAGAAAGCAGTAAGAGATATAGGCAGTGAGTTAAAAGATAATGACTTACTAAGAACAGCTTTACCTTTTGCTCTACCTTATGCTGCACCTTTTTTAGGTATGTCAGGAGCAGTTCCTTTTCTATCCAGTAACATGGGTAGAAATTTAGTAGGGGCTGGTATCGGAGCTCTCTCAGGACAAAAAGTGGGTGACATTGGTAAAGATCTTTTAATACAAAATGCTATATCAGGGGGCCTTGGAGCTTTAAACGCTGGTCAAGGAAATAGAATGACTGGCTTTACAGAAGGTTTTAATCCTTTTAGAGGTCCTAACGCAACTAGTGCGATAAATCGAGGTGCAACAGATCTGATAGATGAAGTAGTTTATGACTCAGCAACAGGAAGGACTATAAATACTGGAAGAAAAGTTGCTCAAGGATTGACACAAGAAACACCTAGTCTTTTTAGTAGAGGTGTTGATGCAGTCAAAGACTTTATGGTCGATCCTGATAAAACAGGATTAAAAAAATATAGTGGATTAATCTCTACTGCTGGTGTTGCAGCAGCTATACTTGCAGCTCAACAAGCTGGTGATCAACTAGCTTTCGGTGATTATGTTTATGATCCAGCTCAAAACGTTTATTTAAGAGGGGGTGAGACAATTGATCAAAATACTTTTTATAACGCTCTTAGTGATTATTACAATAGTGGGGGTACATCTTACTCAGATGACACAACTTCCCCTGTAGGATATGCTCAAGGTGGTGGAACTGAGTTCCCTAGACAAACAGGCAAGATCGACGGACCAGGGACAGGACAATCTGATAGTATACCAGCAATGTTAAGTGATGGAGAATTCGTTATGACAAAACAAGCTGTAGTAGGTTTAGGTAATGGTAGCCGTGACAAAGGCACAAAAAAACTGTATTCTTTTATGGATCAAATGGAAGACAAAGCAAAAGATATGGGAATAGGTAAATTATAATGGCAACTTTAGATGAAATCAGAGCTCAAGGGTTAGGAAACTTAATTAAAGCTGGTGAAGCTTTAACAGATCCTACTAAAGTAAAACCTTTACCACTGGAGTCAGTAACTCCTATTAGTGCTGCTGAACAACAAGCCTCGAACCTCGCTCAATCTTCTATTTCAGGAATGCCTGATTATCTCGGTCAAGGAGTTGGAGCTTTAGGTCAAGCAGCCAATACTGCTCAACAAGCTATGACAACAAGTTTAGCTGGCTCTCAAATGTACGATCCAAACAGTTATCAAAATTTTATGAATCCTTACCAACAAGACGTTATTGATGCTTATACATCTGAAATGAATCGTCAGTTTGGTATACAAGGACAAACAAGAAATGCCCAGGCACTTCAAGCGGGAGCTTTTGGTGGTAGTAGACAAGGTGTTTTTGATGCTGAAGCATCAAGAGGTTTCAATCAACAATTAGGTCAAGGTATTTCTCAGTTACTCAACACTGGTTATGGACAGGCTCAAACACAAGCTCAAAATGCTTTTCAACAACAGCAACAAAGAATGCAACAAGCCGGTCAAAACCAATTAGGCGCTGGACAATTACAACAAGGTATAGGTCAGCTGTATGGTCAGTTCGCTCCAACAAGTGCACAAGCTTTAGGAACTAATGTAGAAACACTAGGTAAGATCGGAGCTCAAGAGAGAGGTATTGGACAACAAGAACAAGCAGTTCAATATGCAAATCTTATGAGACAGTATCAACAGCCTTATCAAAATTTAAGTTTCCAATCAGGACTCGTTGGTGGAGTTCCCTCTCAACAATATGATTCAGTTCAATCTAATCCTTTTATGACAGGTATTAGTGCATTATTAGGCAATCAAGGTTTATTTAATTAGGGGGTAATCATGGCTGAAAATGAATCAGGCTTTGACACTTTAAAGGCTTTCTCTCAACCCGAAGGTACTTTTTCTTTTGAACCTTATGAAGGTTATGTAGAGGCTAATCAAGTCCTAAGAAATGATGCGAAGAGTCAAATTAATACTCAATTAGCTGAACAAGCTGTTAATGAAACATTTGATTATAATAAGATAGCTAATCAATTTGCTGGTCAATATATTCCTGTAAGACAAGCTAGTGAAGAACAATCTGGTATTATTGTGAAACAATTAGGTTTAGGTCAAAGATACAGTGCTGAGGACATGAAAGCTCAAATTGAAAAAACATTAGGTCCTCTCCCTGAAAGAAATCAAAAAAGAAGAGCGGTAAATTTTCTTGTTAATTCACTAAGAGCTAAGACTCCATATAAAGGAGCAGCTGGTGTACTAGATGTTTTATTACAATCTTATTCAGTAGATATGACTCAAGAACAAGCTTTAGAAATAGAACAACTTAAACATAAAATGTCTATTGGTGAGTTAGCAGTTAAACAAGCACAAGATGCAAACGAAGCAGTTCTTGCTAAAGAAGCGGAGTTTTATTTAAAAAAAATGAATCAGGACGATGACTACTTACAAAAATATTTAAGTTTCACTGCTGATCTTAGTCTAAAAAATGCTGCCTTTGATATTGAGAAAGAACTTAACAGAATTAAAGGAGCTCAAGAACTAATTAATAATCCAGGTAGAATTGATCAAAATATAACTTACACAGTAGGAGACGACACCATTACAAGTGCTTCAAGAAGAGTTTACAATGAAGAAGAAGGTCAATATCAATATATGTTAATGGATGAGAATGGACTTTTTACAAGATCTGTCCCTATCGATCCTAAAACAGGTTTACCTAATTTTTATTTATCACCAAAAGACTTACCTATTACCGAAGCACAAAAGGCAGCAAATACAGGGATTTCAGGTATTAGCGGAGCTAAACAGGCTGAATTAACAGGTGACATGTTTGCTCTTGATAGAGCTGCTGTCACACTTCAAGATATTTTAACTGCTGATTATAATGCTTTACAAAATGGAACCTCTTACTTAGGTATTCAAGGTGTAATAGCTAATTTAAAACAAGAAACTTTTTACACTTTTGAAGATATTTTAAATGGTGTAAAAGGCGGATCAGGAACAGCTTTATATGACGAAGGTCAGGTTTTATTTAATAAAGACCAAGCTTCCACTAACGAAGAAAGAGTTCCTGATAATAGCATTTATCAAATGACCTCCTTTGAGGTTCCTACTAGTGGTAAATTAGACTCAATTAAGTCTTTTGGTAAAACGAAAACAGTGAGTAAAGATGTAAATTTAGCTATGTTAATGGACCCTATGTTTTATACCGGTTTGGGATATGATCCTACTTATGCACAAAATAAAGTAAGAGAAAATATCATTGTATATGCTTTAGCTAGAGCTCAAAAACCAACAGGAAGATTAAACGTAGACGATGTTAAGCGTGCTTCTACTTCAGTGAATATTTCAGGTATGCAGTCTGATGAACGTGTAAGAGCTCAATTACAAGAAGTTTTAAAGTTTATCAATAGAGGTATTGAAAGTATTTATAATCAAGGTTATCAACAAAATTATGAAGGTAAGAATACAAATATATTTGATAGTAACCCAGCTGTAACTGATGTAAGAAAAAGATATGAGCAATATTTAGGTATTATACCATCCAATCAAGAACCTAACCAAAACCAGAAAAAACCTACTGTAGAAGAAGATGTAATTATAACTGATCCAGGTGGAGAAGAATCTATAAGTTTATCCAATGAACAGATATTTAATGTAGGGGATTTGTAATGGTAGCTAAAAATAAATTAGTGAAAATTTTAGAAGGTACTGCTAATGAAAAAACTTTTAGATTAGAAAATCCTACCAGCCCTACTGAAGCTGATATATTAAAAATTAAACAGGCTTATGGTATCCCTGTTGAATATTCAGCGCAAGAAGCGACCGCCGCTCTAAATCAATTAGCTCAGCAAGAAGTTGCTGGTGTATTAGAAAATATTCCTTATGAGCCTGGTTCAAAACAATATAATAATGAAATTATGGCTAAGATTGCCGATGTTCAAGAGCGTAAAACGTTAATTGAAGACCCGGCTAATTATTTATTTAAAAATTTTCAACAAAAAATCCTTGGAGGTAAATTAGATAGATTTATCCCTGACGAATTAGTTTCAAAACCTACCTTTGAAGCAGCTGGTTCTCTTACCGCTATGGGAGCAGCGGGACTTGCAACAAGGTCCTTATCAGGAGCTGCCGCTGCAAAGGTTGCTGGTGCGGATGTTCTTGGAGCACAAGGTGGTGGTCAAATTTATGAATTTACTAATCAAGTTTTAAGATACTTAAATGATCTTCCAGAAGAAGATAAAGAAACTCAACAAGCTAAGTTTTTAGAGGATGCTTATATGAATCTGGCTTTCACTGGAGGAGCCGCGAGCCTCGGACCAATATTCAAAGCTTTTAAGCCTATGATAGGTAGAAACATTTTTGGTGTAGGTAAAACAAAAGATCAACAAAGAATGATGGAATTAGCTGAAACTTATGGTGTCCCTCTTGGTATTATTCAGGCTACTGATAATAAATTTTGGAAGTCTTACTCACAGATAATAGGTGTATTCCCTTATATAGGAACTCCTTTTACACGTTCAGGTGAAGCTACTAATGAAGCTGTAAGACAATATGTAAAAAGAATGAGTGATGGTTTTGCACCACTTCAAACTATGTCTGCTATGGGTATGGATTTTAATAAAATGCTTGGTGATGCTTATTCAGATACAAGAGTAATACAAGAAATTCTTTATGATGATTTTGGAGAGTATGCAACAAAACTAGGTGGTAAAAAAGTTATTAATATAGGAAGAACAAAAAAATTAGCTAAGGAATTTGCAGATCAATTTGTAGCCAACACTCCCTTAACTAGTGGTGGTAGACTTTTAAAATTCCCAGGAGATGGTTCTCAAAAAGCTTTCGGTCAATTTTATGAAACAATGTCTAAAATTGATGCAGACATAACTATAGATCAAGCAAAAACTATGCAAACAATGTTTTCGGATTTTATGGCTAATTTTAAAACAGAGTTCAAAGGAAGTATACCTAAAGAACAAGCTGCTAATTTAAGTAAGATGAGACAAATGTTTGAAAAAGAATTAAACACTTTAACAAATTTAGACGGAGATGTAGATAAAGTTATTTTTGATACAGCCGTTAAAAAATTAACTACAGCTAATGATTATTTTGCTATGACCTCACCACAATTTAAAGGGGGAGTGGCTGATAATTTTAAACAAGTCAATGCTAACATATTCGGCCCTGGTCCTACCTTGGAAAGAGGTGTGATGTATCCAGGAGAAGTTATGGAGATTGTAGTTGGAAGAGCTAGAAAAGATCCAAAAGTTATGGAACATTTATTAGATTTATCTAGACCAACAAGAGCTCAAATGGAAGCTTATCAAAAAGCTGGATTTAAAGAAGGTGTTCCTGTTGAAAATATTACAGTCATGGTAAGAGATATAGACCCCGACAGTGCTACTTTTGGTAAGATGTTACCTGAAAAACAAACAGTAGTTTCAGTAGCTCCTGAAGCGGGCCGTCAAAAAATTATGAGATACTTAATGGATGATGCTTTTAAAAAATCCTTAATAGGTGTGCCTCCGTCTAGAACAGCAGAAGAGTTTTTAAACTTACGTAATGTAGATACTTTTGACATCCAGCAAAAAGGATTTCAAAAAACAGCTAATAAATCAGGTAATACACAAGCAGCACAATTTAAAGAAGTTGTTATGGATCCGACTGCTTTTTCTAGAGAACTAGGATTAGATACAGCTGAAGGTAGACAAGTTTTAGAAGAAGTTCTTCAAGGTACTGGAACAAAAATTACAGACATTGACGATTTCATTCGTGTAGCAGATGCAGCTGGAAGTTTTACAATTAGAGATCCTTCTAAGTTTGTAGAACGTCGTGTAACTCTAAGTGGTTTTAAAGGAGCTATGTTCTTTAGTGGTGCTACAGCTGGTGCTGGCGCTTTTAGTGCATCAACTCTCATGATACCTTTGTTGTTACGTTATGGTTCTAATATTTTAACAGATCCAAAAGTTTTAAAAGCTTTTACAGCGAAACTTTCCGATAAAGGTTTTGATGTAGCTAAAAGAAAAATTTTAATGGACTGGGCTGCAAGAACTTTACCATCGGATGAAGAAGTTGAGCAAGAAAAATTTGAACAAGACATCAATCAAGCTATTTTTAATTTACAAATGAATCCTCAATTAGAAGGGGAAGCTAAAAGAGGTAGACAAAATCAAATGAATATGATGGAAAAAGGAATAAACCAAGAACAATTAAATATAGGTGAAAATATAGTTGACCGATTAGATACCGGTTTAACGGCCCAAGGACCAAGATTTACAGAAACTCCAAGTGTAGCTTCTACTCAATACCAAGACTTATCTAACGCGGCAAGGAATAGTTTAGCTTTTGGCACGATAGATGATGCTATGGCAGCAGAAAGAGGAATAGCGGGATTATGAGTAACACAGGAGGAATTAGTTCAGTAAGATATATTACAGATCCTGTTTTTAAAAGAGTAGTTAAAATGGCAAAGGGTGGAGATTTGTCTGCACCACCACCAACTAAGGCACCTCCTATGCCTCAACCAAGATTTTATGAACAAGCTACTATGGAAGAAACAGTTATTCCAAGTGAACCAAGAGTTAATCCAACTTATGATACAGGAGCTATATTTCCAATGCCAAATATTCAAGGACCAATTTCCTCGGAGCCAGGTTTTATGGAAATACCACAAATGGACAGAGCTCCTGAAGGTACTGTTATGCAAGATATGATAATGAAGGGAAGAGTTTTAGATCCTAGAGATATATATCCTCAAGATCCTGATCCTAGTTTTGTATTACCTCCAGGTGTTCGACCTAAAACAGGAATTTTACAAATAACAAAAGAATACGACATATGATCGAAATAACCGATGAACTAATTGACAGAGTTAAGACTCATGAAGGCTATAGGAATACTGTCTATTTAGACAGGCTTGGCAAGAAAACTGTGGGGGTAGGACATCTTTGCGTAGAAGATCATTGGGAAGAAGATAGAGAATATGAAGAAGGTTATCTCATGAACATTTTTGAAGGTGATTTGAAAGAAGCTTGTGTTAATGCAGAGAGTTTAATTAATAAGAATATTACGTCAGAGGTTATCTTAGATGAATCTATAATACACGTCTTAGTAGAAATGGTATTTCAACTTGGTATTGGAGGCGTTGGAAAGTTCCAGAAGATGTGGAAAGCCTTAAACGAAGGTAATAATGAAGAAGCTGCGAATCAAATGCTTGATTCTAGGTGGCATTCTCAAACGCCCGCAAGGGCAGAATATCTTGCAGAAATAGTTGCAAGCGCATAAAGAAAGTAGTAGGATAAACACATGGCAAGTATATTTGGATTAGCGAAAAAAGGCTTAGGAATGTTAGGTAAAGGTAAAACTGTTGTCAAAGACACTTCTCCTCCTATGATTAAAATTAAACCTAAACCAAAGGGATCTACCCCTAAAAATCTTAATGATCAAAAAAAAGTTTACGTTTCAGATAAGCCCGCTGTTTTAGGTAAAGAAACATATAATTATGAGGGTTTAAAAAATGTAAAAAAAGGTACTTCTATGAAAAAGAAGTCAGAACCAATTAAACTTCCTCCAAAAAAAGATTCACCTAAAAAAGATTATACTACTTTATCGGGTATCAAAAAAGGCAATCCAGGTTTATATAAAAAATATATGGAAAGTTTAGGTAAAAAATGAGAAAAGATTTAAGAAAAAGATTTGGTATCGTAGATACCTTCAAAGCACCTAAGATTCAAGACGATGGTGGTTCTCCAAAAGAGTACACGGACCACGGTGCATTTACCAACGAAGCTAAGCCAAGCCTACCTGAAGGTTACAAAAAAGGCGAAGCAAGAGGTATGGGAGCTGCTATCAAAGGCGGCAAATATATTATAGCTCCAGGAGAGTAACATGCCTTTTTCAAAATATTCAAATAAGCAAAAAAAGTTAGCACGAATTGCAGAACCACGAGATGCGATTACAGGAGCTGACTTTGCTGCTTTAAAAAAGAAACCTAAGAAGATGAATATAGGTGGAGAAGTCATGAACGATCAAGAATTTAAAGTTCAAGAAATTCCTACTCCTAAAATTTAAGTAATCCACTCTTTCGCAGCATCACCCATAACCTGACCAGCAATGTTAACCTTGTTCTTTAAGGCAGTTAAGATTTTTTCATCTATCGTTCCTCTACAAACAAGATCAACATAAGTAACCTTGCATTTTTGTCCTATTCTATGAGCTCTGTCTTCAGATTGTAATCGGATTTCTAAGTCGTAATTATTTGAATAATACACAACAGTGTGAGCGGAGGTAAGAGTAATACCATAGCCTCCGGTTTTTGGGTTAGCGACCAAATACGTAAGATCGTTCTCCACGTCTTGAAAATTCTTGACAAGATCCATCCGTGTCTGATTATCAGTATCACCATAAAAAGCTGCAGTCGAAGTATCACCATATTTCTCCTTTAATAATTTTGTTATAGTTTGAATATTATGTCTATAACTAGCCCAGATAATAACTTTACCTGTGGACTCATCTAGTACATGTAATAACTCACTATAACGATTGCCAGGGACGTCGTGAGTCTCACCATCATCGTTGATAGTAAACTCACAACACACCTGGTGCAGTTTCACAATTTGTGAAAGTCTGTTAGCAGTCGTCGTCGTTTTGTCGTTAAAGATAAACATAGCGTTTCGCTTTAACGATTCATACGCTACGAGCTGTTCCTTGCTCATCGGTACAAATCTTTTCTGATAGATCTTTTCAGGGAGATCTAAACAATCTTCTTTTTTAACACGGTATGAATTAGACTTAATTAATAAGTCAAGCTCATCAAGTCTTTGATAGCCAATGATAAGAGGAAAGGTTCTACCGCTTGATGTAGGTTTTGAAATAACTTTGGCGTATCTTGCACGGAAAGCATAATAATTATTTTGTCGAAGAATCTTTGTATCTAAAAAAGCAAATTGAGCAAAAATATCTAAAGGACTTTTAGTAACAGGAGTCCCTGTTAAAATTCTTTTATATTTTATATCTTTAGCAACACGTAACATATTTTTAGTTCGCATGGCCGCTGGAGTTTTAATAGTTGTACTCTCATCAACAATCATCATTGTTTTATTTTTATCTTGTTTAGAAATAAATTTGTCTAAAAACAAAAAACCTTTTTTACTAGAGATAGATTCTATGTTCATAAGAAAAACAAAAAGACCTTTTTCTTGTTTAACTAAAATCTGTGTTAAGTCTTCCTTTGTTTCAGCATCTTTTAAACTTGGGTCCCAAGTAACAATCTTCATTTCTTGATCTGTGTATTCTATTATTTCTTTATGCCAGTTACGATACACGGACTTCGGACCAAAGATGATGACAACATTAATTTTATTATCACTATATAAATCGAGCATGTCATGAATAGTAGTAATAGTTTTACCTGTCCCCATCTCCATAAGATAAGCGAAAACATAAGGGTTTTTTCTTCTACACTCGGACACGGCAGTGCGTTGATGATCAAAAAGATCTTTTTTATAGTTAGCCATAAAAATAATATATTGCATTTTTCTAGGATTTCAAGTATAAGATTATTAATAACAACACTAGGAGGTGTTATATGGCTAACGAAATAAGCTTCGAGGAATTGAAGCATGACTCGGGAGATCTCAAAAAGCTTGATGATTCAAGCTTAGAGAGTCTTTCAGTTCTAATTCAAAAACTATTAGATAAACAAATTATAGTTGAAGAAATAGAATTAACTTTAAAAGAACAGAAGAGGGAAGTTGAAATATTATCCTCTGAGACAATACCACTTAAAATGCAAGAGATGGGTATCACATCTACTCAAATGGAAGACGGTAGTAAAGTAAGCTACAAAGATGAATTCTTTTGTCGTATTCCTAAAGATAGAGCTGAGGATGCTTTGAATTATTTAAGGGATAAAGGTCTTGGAGATATAATTAAAAATCAAGTTTCCACAAGTTTCGGATCGGGTGAAGATAATATGGCTGGTGATCTAGCTGGATATATTCAGCAGAATTACGGTGTCACCCCTGACGTGAAAGAATCAGTGCATCCTTCGACACTGAAGGCGTCTCTTAAAAGACGTCAAGAAGAAGGAATTTCGGACCCTGAGGATCTTTTCGGGATCTTCATACGTCCTATAACCAAAGTAACGAAAGGTAAAAAATGAACGAACCAAAAGCAAAAAAAGAAGTAGCAACTAAATCAGAAAACACTGTTGCTGTTTCACAGCCTATGGATCTTGCCACAGTAATGGCGGACCAAGGCGCTGGATTATCTAGTCATACAATGGATGACTTAGCTATTCCTTTTATCAAAATACTTAGTTCTATGTCTCCACAGACAAAGAAAAATAAAACTGAGTATATTGAAGGAGCAACAGAAGGTATGATCTTTAATACTGTTAGTCAGGAATTGACTGATGGTACTAAAGGAATTTCAATCGTACCATGTCTCTTTGAACCTGTTCTACTTGAATGGACTGACAGAGGACAAGGATCTTCGGCTCCTGTTGTCCATCCTGTTCAATCAGATATTCTGAATCATGCAGTCAAGGATGCTGAGGGTAAACTTAGGTTGCCTTCAGGTACTTACTTAGAGAGGACTCACAATCATTATTGCCTCCTTATCGATAATGAAGGATTCACTTCTCAAGTGCTTCTTTCTATGAAAGTAAGTCAACTTTCTAAGTCAAAAAAGTGGAACACAGTAATCATGGGGGCTAAGGTTAGGAATGGTGACATAGTTATCAATCCTCCTAGTTGGTATTATACATATCACCTTCAAACCAAAGCTGAGTCAAATGACAAAGGTGATTGGTACGGCTGGAATATAACAAGGGGTGAGGTTGTTTCAGCGTCTGTGTATACCGAAGCGAAGGCTTTCCATGACTCTATTAAGAGGAAGGAAGTCAAAGTTAATTATACTGAGGACGATGGCACGGAAAAAAAGGATAATAATCCTTTTTAATCATTGAATGTGGTGGGGTCTTAATAGGCCCCACTCATTTGAGTGAGTGTGATGGCAGATCATATAAAATTCAGAGATATATTTAGTGGCTTGACTAGAGCTCATGGTGTTTATCATAAGGGTGAAGTTAAGGAAAATGGTAAAGTTAGTGGTAAAGCTTTTATTTTAAAAGAAGACGTCACTGATATTCATTGGAAAAATCATATAGAAGGTATTGAGCCTTCATTAGGAATTGTTCCAATACGAGATGATAGCACTTGTAGTTGGTGTTGTATTGATGTTGATGACTACACTCTTGATATTTTTAAAACAATTACAAACATTAGAAAATTAAAAATTCCAATCGTTCCCTGTCGATCTAAATCAGGTGGATTACATTTATTTATTTTTATTAAAGGAAGTATCACAGCTTCTCTTGCCCGGAAGAAATTAAAAGAGATTGCTTCGGTCTTAGGTTTTGCTCACTGTGAGATCTTTCCAAAGCAAACTGAACTTGATTCAAAGCGTGGAGACACAGGTAATTTTTTAAATCTACCTTACTTCAAAGGAGATTTAAGCGGAAGATACTCAATTGATGATAAAGGTGAGTCAAGAACCATGGAACAGTTCTTCGAGGCTGTAAATCAATATGCAATCATACCAGAGGACTTTCAAAACATATCTGTACAGTCCTTAAAACCGAAAAAGACCTCTTTTGATGGTCCTCCTTGCATAGAAATCCTTCAAAACATAGGTATTTACGAGGGTGGACGCGATGATGCGGTATTTCACTACTGTTGTTATGCTAAAAAAAAGTTTCCCACGGACCAATGGCAAAATGAAGTGTTTAATTTTAATACTGCTTACTGCAAACCTCCAATGGGTTATGATCAAGTCAAGCAAAAAATAGATCAACACGAAAAAAAAGATTATGGATACAAATGTAAGGATCAACCAATGATGTCTCACTGTGATAGTTCTAAATGTAGAGTAAGAAAATTTGGTATAGGCAGAGATGATATGGATATGTCTATTGAAAACTTGACAAAGCTAGAGTCAGATGAATCTGTATGGCATTTAGATGTAGACGGTCATAGAATTACAGTTACCACTGATGAGCTGATGGATCAAAAGTTATTTAGGAAAAAAGTATTAGAAACAAAAACTACATTACCTGTTGAAATGACTAAGCGGGATTATGAAGCTCGTATTAGAGAACTATTAGATACAGTTGAAATAGTGAAGATGCCTTATGAAGTTACTAAAGAAGGTAGATTTAATGCTCACCTGGATGACTTTATTTTTAATCAAGCTATTGCAGATGATATTCAAGAAATTATGAACCACTGTATTTATAAAGAAGAAAATAAAGTTTTCTTTCAGCTATCCTCTTTGGAGAGATATTTAAGAAAGAATCAATTCAAAGAATTTAGCACAACTCAAATGGGTTCTATTATTAGAGATAGAGGTGGAGATAGTAAACGTACGAGACTTAATTCCAACACAGTAAAGAATTTGTTTTGGATACCTGATCCTCAACCTCAAGAAGAAAAGAAATTAAAAGTACCTAAGGTAGATAATGATACCCCTTTCTAAAGTAAAAAAGATTTACGGTCCCCCAGGCACTGGTAAAACTACTTATCTTTTAAAAATAGTTGAAGAAGAAATACAAAGAAAAGTTACCCCTGATCAAATAGCTTTCCTTGCTTATACAAAAAAAGCTGCTACAGAAGCAGTTAATAGAGCTAGTCAAAAGTTTAAGCTTGACACTAAGGATTTTAAACATTTTAGAACCATACATAGTTTAGCTTTTCAAAGTTTAAGTTTATCTACTAACGATGTAATGAAGCCGAAACATTATATAGAAATATCAGAAGCTCTTAAAGTAGATTTACAACCAAAAGATATTCACGATGATGATGGTAATTTTATTCAACAAGATCCTTATTTAAAAATCATTGACTTATCAAGAATAACAGGAATCGATTTACACGATACTTTTGCAAAGTATGGACATATTATAGGTGGCTGGCGTAAGTTAGAACAAATTGCAGAATATCTAAAAGAATATAAAAAAGTTAGAGGTTTATATGACTTTACGGATATGTTAATAGAGTTTAACCTAAGACCTGAAATATGGCCAGATTTAGAGGTATTAATAGTTGACGAGGCGCAAGATCTATCGCTCGTCCAATGGCAAGTTATCACAAATCTCATTACTAAATGTAAAAGAGCCTATATCGCTGGAGATGATGACCAGGCTATTTTTAAATGGGCTGGTGCTGATGTTAATAGTTTTCAGTCTTATCCAGGTGATTCTATTGTCTTGGATAAGTCCTATCGTATACCAAGATCACATCACAACATTGCCAATAAAATTGTTAATAATATCAAAGACCGAATTGAAAAAACTTGGGAAGCGAAAGATGAAGAAGGAAAGGTCATTACAGTATATTCACATGAAGCTATACCCTACAAAGATAAAAACTGGCTTGTACTCGCAAGGACTAAATACATACTTAATAAAGTTGAAAGGTTCTTCCTGGAACAGGGTTACTACTACTCACGGTTTGGAAGCAGTAGCATAAGTGATAGATTAAAACACGCTATAGCATCCTGGAAAAAAATAGCTGAAGGACAATCTATTGGGTTAGAGGGTTTAAAAGCTATGTATGAATTTATGAGTTCAGGCAGAGGAGTACAAAGAAATTTTAAAAAACTTACAGAAATAGATGATCGAGAAACTTTTGATTATGAAAAACTTATGTTTAGTCACGGTCTTTTAGTAGGAAAAGAAAGCACTTGGTATCAAGCTTTAGATAGGATACCGTATGGAAAGGTAATGTATATTCGCCAATTAATGAAACGAGGGGTAAACATTTGGCAACGCCCCCAAATAGAACTTTCCACTATCCACGGAGCAAAAGGCGGTGAAGCCGATAACGTTGTTTTGCTATTAGATCTATCTCGTAAATCAGAAGAAGCACTTCAAAATAATCCTGATGATGAGCATAGAGTTTTTTATGTTGGCGCAACAAGAGCTCGTAAAGAGTTATGGTTAGTTCGTTCTGAATCTGACCGAGAATATCTGGAGGCCATTCGATGAAAAAATATATACATATTAATCAACACATCATTAGAAGTAATAAAAAAAATAATGAAAATGAACCTGTTATTACTATTAAAGAAGGTAGAAAAAATACTTATTGTCATGAAGTAATTATCAACGGTCCTTCTCGTGTAAGATATGGAGGTAATGATAAAGCTATACTATCTTGTGGAGCTCGTGTTGTTATTGAAACTGAAGCAGAATTGGAAATGAGATATCTATGAGAATAGTTTATCAAAGCGGTAAGTTATATTTAAGTTTACGTGAAGAAGAAAAAAAAGATATTGTTGAGTCTTACCCTAAACCTTGTGAAATAGATTTATCTTTAATACCTGTTTTAAGTAAAGATCTATCTAATATTAATGAACAGATTTGGAAAGATACCACGGCAAAAGAATACCAAGAACTTGTAGGAACAATCTCTAAAAAATGAGTGCTTTACAAAATCCTTTGTTCGCTCCTCCGAGTGAATGGGTATGTCCTGAAAGTATTGACTACAAAGGACAATCACCTGTTGCTATTGATTTAGAAACTCACGATCCAGGCATCAAGGACCACGGGCCAGGATGGGCTACAGGTCATGGTAAAGTTGTTGGAGTTGCGATTGCCTGGGAAGGCTTCAAAGGTTATTTTCCTATCGATCATGATGCACCAGGCAACTATGATAAAAAAGTTTTTATGAGACAGTTTCAAGATCTACTAGACAGATGCCCTGAAATTGTTTGTCACAACGCTATGTATGATGTTGGCTGGATGAAACGTATGGGTCTAAAAATTACTTCTAAGATTTGGGATACAATGCTTATGGCTCCTATCCTTGATGAAAATAGAATGCGTTACAGTTTAAATGAATTATCAAAAGATTATCTTGGAGAAAAGAAATCAGAAGCTCTTCTTTATGAAGCTGCTAAAGAATGGGGTGTGGATGCTAAAGCTGACATGTGGAGACTGCCACCACTTTATGTAGGTCCTTATGCAGAGCAAGATGCAGAGCTTGCCTTAAAGCTCTATCATATTTTTCAAAGAGAAATTATTGCACAAGATTTAACTTATATAAATGAGTTAGAGCACGAAGTCCTTCCTGTCTTAATCGATATGAAATGGAATGGTGTTAAAGTTGACGTAGACCAGGCAGAACAAACAAAGAAAACTTTATCTATTAAAGAGAATAGTTTTTTAAAAAACATTAAAGACAAAACAGGAGTCACTGTGAATGTTTGGGAAGCTAAGTCTATTGCAAAGATGTTCGATCAACTCGATCTGCCCTATGATCGAACTGAATTAACGGGAGCTCCAAAGTTCGATAAGTTATTCCTCCGTACTCATGAGCACCCGTTGGTTCAACAAGTGGCAGAAGCCAGGGAACTTAATAAAGCAAGAACAACATTTATAGATACAATTTTAAAGCATTCTGTGAATGGTCGTATTCATGCAGAGATTAACCAGCTACGAGGTGATGGAGGCGGAACAGTAACAGGAAGATTGAGTTACAATACTCCGAACTTACAACAAGTCCCTTCCTCTAAGATTCTCGGACCACTGATCAGATCTTTATTTAAGCCAGAAGAAGGCGCTCAATGGGGTTCTTTTGACTATTCGCAACAGGAACCAAGACTTGTAGTACACTTAGCTAGTTTAACTGCTGGTGGACTTAAAGGCGCTGATGATTTCGTTAAAGCCTATCAGCAAGATCCTAATACAGACTTCCACACGATGGTATCGGAAATGGCTAAGATAGATCGTAAGAAGGCTAAAACAATTAATTTAGGTTTATTTTATGGTATGGGTAAAAACAAATTAGCTAGTCAGCTAGGTGTTACACTTGGTGAAGCTGAAGATCTATTTGATAAATATCATAATCGTGTTCCTTTTGTAAAAGAAATGATCGAACGAACTATGAAGAAAGCAGCAGATGTAGGTCAGGTAAGAACTTTACTTGGTCGTAAGTGTCGATTTGATAAGTGGGAACCAGCCAGGTATGGAATTCATAAACCACTGACCAGGGACGATGCTGAACGAGAGCATGGCAAACAAATTAAAAGAGCTTTTACTTACAAAGCATTAAATAAAATTATTCAAGGTTCAGCTGCGGACATGACTAAAAAGGCTATGGTAGATTTGCACAAAGAAGGTATTATTCCTCACATTCAAGTTCATGATGAGTTGAACTGTTCTTTTTATAGTGAAGCAGAGAAAAATAAAATATTAGAAATAATGAAGAATGCAGTAGAGCTTCAAGTACCTATCAAGCTTGACGCGGAAGTGGGGCCATCATGGGGCGAAGCAAAGTAGTTGAAAAGATAGAAGCCTCTATCTGTCCTGACTGTAGCTACGAACATATAGTTGTACCTATGTTTAAAGTACAAAAAGATTTCTTTCATTGTATTGTTTGTAGACAAACTTTTTTAAAGAAAGTAAATGGAAAAACTATATTTATGCCTGTTGCAGATGTAGACATAGAATTCACAGCAGACTTCGAATTATAGCACAACTCTTTTTTATTTTATGATTTATAACATGGTTATGATGAATCTAACAGACAGTGCTAAGAACCACTTCCTAAACTTCTTTAACGGGTTTTTTAAACAAAAAGAATTTAATGATGCGGGAATAAAAGAATATTGCCGAACTGAATATAAAAAAGATTGGGAGTACGCTTATCTTTGCTACATAGAAGATAAACGCTTCCCTAATTCTTTAAATATTCGTTAATTCTAAACAACTTATTTTTATATTTGTAACATCAGTGAGATCTGAACTAAGCTGTATTCCTTTAATCATACATTCAGAAACTGTTGAAAAAGCTTGTGTATCCTTAATTTCTACACACTTATTTAAGTCACCGGTTACTTGTTGAGAGCAAAAAACCATTACGAGATAATACTTTAACATTTTAAATCCTCCTAATTACTTGACATTTTATACTAAATCCTTATATTAATCTATAAGAAATTAGGACATGTTAGTATATTTAACTATAACAATAATATTACTTGTGATCGCCATTTTCAACTGGAGATGGCTAATGTGTCTTGGTTTCTTACTTTATATATTATCAATAATAACAGGAGTTACATAAATGGATGCCGCAAAATACAAATCAGTTGCACTGAAAATAGCAGTGTACGAAAAAGCGAAACCAATGGCAGAGGCAGATTACTCTACGATGGGTGGATTTTTAAAAAGATTAATAGATGAGGAGTACGAGAGAAGAAATGGAAAAGCTAGTAAAAAAAAATAGTCCAGCGTTGACTTACAAAGAAGCCTTAACAAAGTTGATTGACTACGTAACCACAGACAATGTTGATGATCTACCGACCATAGTTTTAAGATCTAAACAATTGGTAGATAAAATAGGACAGATTGAATGGGAATTACAACAGTGGAATGAAATGTTAGTTCACAGTGACTTTACAGTAAGTAGTCAATGGGCTGTTGATAGACTCTATGAGATTCTAAAAGAAACCTCTTTGAAAAGTTCCGATGACGGCGCCACGTCGGATAAGGCAGATATATAAGGAGCAATCCTGAAAAGCTGTTGGTTTACATTTCCCGCGAAGTGTCAACCAGGCGCCAACTTTTTAACCCTTACCTGAAGGAGGTAATATGACTATATTCGAAAAAAATAAACTGATGCACCACACGATAGATAAAAAAGAAATATTGAAAGATATTTTTCATACTCAATTAGATCACCTTTTCACTGAAAAAACAGTTGCAGAGATATGTTTTATGATTGAACAAGTAGCTGATGAAGCTTGGAGAAAAGGTTTCGCAGAAGGTAATGATTTATGGAAAGACGTTATGAAAGATATGGGTAAAGAAAAAAAAGTAAATAATATTAATAAAATATAGGTATACTATTGAATATGAATATAACTGTACTTACACAAGATCTTGAAACTTTAACAAGTAGACGTATGCTTTTAGATCTTATTGAGATGGATAAAGACTTCTTTAATAATAAAAGAGAAAAGGTCGAAGCTCTCAGAGCGTGTACTGACATATGGAAACATGAGTTAGTCAACGATTCCCCTGAAGTAGCTGAGGCTACAAGAAGATTGATATATCAAAAACTTTCTAGATTAAAAGATCGTAATGTGTTAGCATTTCCTGGATAATGTTACATGGAGTTGTTAAAACTGTGGAAATTGTCCCAACTGTGGGAGATCCACCACATTTAAAAGAGACTATTGTTTATCAAGTTACTTATCGTAATGGGGTAAAAGAGATATTTTCTCATTATGAATGGAATGAGATTGTAACACAGGGTCAAGAGGCACTAGAACGTATTAGCGCCAAACCATTTACCCATAAAGAATATAAAGAGTCCTAAGCCCCACAACTTTCGCAGTTATCCTCACAAATACATTTATCAGAACCACAAACAGAACAATTACTCATTAATTAGCCTCGTGACAAACACAATTACCATCGCAACCACATTCTACATCTAAAGCTATTTTTTCATTCTGAAGGTATGCTATGACTAAATAAGCATCCTGTAATTCTTGTTTTAATATTTGATTTTCGTCCATAATTACCTCCTTTGAAACGTATCGATGAACATATATTTCCTTGGATTTATAGTCAATAAATCTTTGATCTTGACAAATAAAAATTGTATGCTCCAAACACAAAAAGTTTAATTAAGGAGATAAATTATGGTAACAAGAATATCAAAAGGACCTACAAATGCTAATAGACCAGGGGGCCTCAAGGGTATGCTGCCTAGAAGAAAACCTATGTCAGAGTCGGATTATATGGAAAAAATTAAAGGACTAGAAGAGAAAGTTCGAATGTTAACGGATAGAGCTCGACCTACCCTAGGTGCGGATAGAGCTCGACCTATGCTTGGTAAAAGACCAAGGGTTCAGCCACGCAAAGCTCAACCAAATATACCAGGCGGAATGGGAATGGGAACTAAAAGTAAATCAAATACACCAGGCGGAATGGGAGTTCCGAATAAAAGAGTTCTACAAAAGGCTCTTACATCAGCTAACATTAATAGAGGTAAAATAGGAGAACGTGAAAAGTTAATGCTTGAAAGACGTAAAAAATTAAAAGATGAAGGATATTACACTGTTACAGATAAAGATGGAAATAAAAGAGTCAAAAGGAAATAATGAAAAAGAAAAAACAAGTCGTTAAAAAAGTAATTAAGGGTTTGGAGAAAGCATCTAAATCACATGCTAAGCAAGCAAGAACATTGAAGAAAGTCATAGGTAAAAAATAATGAAACACAAATCACTGACCACGGACTCCGAAAAGAAACTTTTAGATGAGTTTCGTAGAGTAGCTAAAGACGATCAATTATTTAAAGAGTATTTAAAACAATTTAAAAAAGACAAAGAATAATGCCTCATAGAGCTGGACATAGTAGTGCTAGAAGATACGCTCCTTCTCCAAGCGAAAGAAAAGCTCAATCGGGTTCCCCGAACCAAATGCAAAGGGATAGAAATAGACCTTCACCACAAAGGCCTCAACAGCCTGAACCAATAGATCTACCAAGGTACGGAAGAGCTCCTACTGATCCAGGTGGAAACAATTCCATCCAATATAATATTGATTTTACCAATCCTAATAGATTAGTTGAAGCTAGAAATAATTCTTTTAATGCCATAGCTGGAGTGCCTGGCATAAAATTTCAAAATACAAATAGTCCTTTTAGTGTTGCAGCTGGAAAAGGGTTTGGTCAAAATCAAGATTTTTTAAGACTCGGTTATGGAGCTCCAGTTGGCGGAGGTATTGGTAATTTCAACGCAGAGTATGATGTACTTAATAACCAAGGAGGCATTGGATTCTCTACTCCGATAGGAAGTTATACTCCTACTGAGGGAGGAGATTTTCTTCCAGGCACATTAAGTGTTAACTCAGGTTATGGACAAAATGGATTTAGAGAGCCTACTGTTAATTATAATCGAAGTTTTAATCCAGGGGGAACAATGGGTGATTTAATCAGTTCTATTAATGGTGGGGCTAGTATAGGATTAGGTGCTAATCAAAGCCCTTCCTTCAATGCTAATATGAGAGTGAATCCCGTGGGAGGAATTTTGTCTATGTTAGGTTATGATCCTTCTAAAAGAGGTTTCGATATTCCTTTGGATGTAGGGATGAATTATAATTTAGGTGACAATTCACCTCGGTTTAATATAGGATTAGGATTCTAATGGCTGAAGAAACTAAAAAACAAAAACAAGCGCGTATGCGTGATAGTTTTAATTCTAAATATCGCGGCGGTATGGGTTCCACGAACCAAGCCCAAAATATGGGTATTAATGTAAATCAAGCCAGGGACGCTGGAATGAGTATTCCTGATCTTAATCAACAAGTGATGAAAATGAATGCCACTGATTATGGCAGACCTATGAATGTAAGTGGTTTTAACGATAAGCTTGCTCTCTACAATCAATTTCAAAATCGTGGTGATCAAGTTATTAAAGATAGTCAAGGTAGAAGTATCCTTGGAATGCAAATGCCTAATCTTACTATGCAACAGCCGACAGGCTCGCAAGTAATGGGTGATATTCGTAGAAGACTTGGACAAGACGCACAAAATTATGGTGGTGGTGTTATGAGTATGCTAGCTAACGCAGTATTGCCTGGCGCCGGAACTTTAATGAACCTTTATCAAGGAGCTCGTAATGGTATGCAAAATGGTAGAGATATGATGCAAGGCGGAATGCAAAATTTAATTGACTACAGACCTCAGATGAATCAGCCGCGCGATGGAATGATGGGTGGAATCGATAAACTATTTAATCTAGGTAAGGGAATGATTGGTGGTACACCATATCAACCTATAATGGAAGAAGATCCAGGAGCCACGAACTACGGACTTAATCCTATGATGATTAATAACGCTCCACAAAATACTTATATGGCTGGACTAACTGATGAACAAAAAATGCTATTAAATAAAAGACGTGGTAATTATGATATGGGTATATTTGGTATACAAGAAATGCTTGATCAACTACCTGATGGTGATCCAAATGATCCAGCGACTTATCAAGACGTAGAAACGTATTTAACCTAATAAATTACATATTAGCTTTAATCCATTTACCTATTTTAGAATGACACAATAACTCTGTGATAAAATTACCGTAAGAATTAACAACAGTTTCTTCTTCTTTATCTTTTAAATGATATTGATAATAACCTACGTGTAAAAACTCATGTATTAAAACATTAACAGCATCTGGACCGCCTGTTTCCATCATTTCTTTATCTAGATATATTTTATAAGGTGGTTTAACTACAAAAGTACCTTGAGCTTCAGATACCTCATACATAATGTCATGAGGACACAGAACTAACTCAACAGTAAAAGGCCCTATAGTTACAAACTGAGGCAACTTCATTTCTTGTTTCTCCCTATAACATTATTCTACAGAAATATAATCTAAACTCTACCCAAATTCCCAAAAAGCGTTTACATATTTACAAGATTGCTAGAATATAACTATATAGCGGGTTCTAGCTGTAAATAAGTTGTTCCCTAGGATAATGTGGGATATTTACAGTTTACAACTTTTTATTGAAAACATTAGCTTTTTTGTTGTTAATAAGTATAATTTAGACAAATATTAAGTAAAAAAACATGGCAAATGTACCTCATATAACAGAAAAACAACGCAAATTTGTGGAAATTTTGATCACAAAGGGCACTTTTCAGAGTGGAAAAGATTGTGCTACTGAAGCTGGGTACGAAGAAAGCTGTGCTACTGTGATGGCAAGTAAATTACAGAACCCTAAATATTATCCTCTAGTAGTGACTGAAATAGAAGCAAGACGTAACGAGTTATCTAGAAGATATTCCATTAATTATAAATCTCATTTAGCTGCTTTAGGTAAATTACGTGACGAAGCCGTAGCTGCTGGTAATTTTACCGGGGCGATTGCAGCAGAGAAATATCGTGGTATGGCTGCTGGTTTATACATTGACAGAAAAGAAATTCTTCATGGAAGTATTGACCAGATGACTGCCAAGGATGTAGAGGAGAAGCTTAGTGAATTACGAAAAAAATTGCAAGAAAACGGAGACAATGCCAAAATTATTGAATCCGACTCATTACAAGGGGAACCTGTCGGAAGCGATAGCTCTGACGTGGTTGCTCAAGAAGGGCAACTTAGTATTCAAGACCATTCATGACACAGGATGTATTGATATAGTCACCGTTGATCCAAACGGTATAATTCATTTATACGATGTGAAGACGGTTAGCTTTAGACTAACAGGTAAGCTAAAAGGATTTAGAATAGATCGTCCCACTACAAAACTTCAAAAAAAATTAGGAGTAGAAATACTCAATGTGGATTTAACAACAGAGAAATGTTACATAACAAAACATGAAACCTGAGCATAATTTATGGAAACAAGTTAAGAACAATACAAAAGGTGTTGTGTGGACAAGAATTGAATCAAATACTGGACTTGGAATACCTGATTTGTTTGGTTTTTATAGAAGACCTTTTTGGGTTGAATTAAAGATAATAAGAAATAACAAGCTCCTGTTCAGTCCTCATCAAATTGCGTGGCTACATAAGCATTATAACATTGGGTGTCCAGTGTTCGTACTGGCCAAGGACCCTCTTACAGGGTCTACCCGATTATATCCAGGGGCCATAGTCCGTGATCCATCCTCCATTGCTGATAAACCTCCATTATGGAATTCTAAGCAAGGCACCTGGCCAGAGCTTCTGGAACTGCTGGGTACCTGGCGAGCTCCTAGTCCCGTGAAGTCTACCGATCTCCATTAGTCCATTCCTCCATTACCTAGTTCCTCCCTTATACTATACCAGGTCCATGTACCTGGCTGGTTCAGCCTGGCTGGTAGCTCAGTGCTGGTTGACAGCCAAGCCTGATTCGTGTAATGATGAATCTCCTTCTTTGTTTTAGTTAGCCAACGAACATAGAATCGAGCCTCGATGTCCTCGGGGCTCACCCCAACTCTCCATTGTCCATTGCCAATGAACTTCTTATACTATGTGTTAAAGATAACTTTTTTACTCTGGTTTTCTCCGGTGTGGACTCAGCTGGAAACAAATAATGACGATGAACTTTTTTTGCTTTAACTCTTGACATCCTAATTTATCCCACTATATTATTAGTAAGGAGAAACAAAAAATGAAAAAAAGACTAATTGACGACCTATCATGTGAGATCGCTTACCTGTTAGACAATCCAACAAATGGCTCTGTCTACATGGTAGAGGGGGAAGTGATTGCAAACATTCAAGACTTAGTTACAAAGCTGGAAAAGGAAATCTACAATGAACATTAAAGACTGGATCAAAAGAAACTTAGACAAAGACCAAATCAAGGAAGTCGTTGAGCATGGTTGCATAAACGGAACAGTGAGCGAACTTATATCTTACGCTGATACTTCTGCATTTCATGATGCACACGAAGAGGAAATATGGGAGATGGTCTATGAATCTGCAGAGGGTCAAGGTCTAACTATCCTAGAATTTCTTGCTACATTACGAGGAGGACTTGTTGGCTCGATGTATCAACTAAAAAACCTTTTGGCGTGGTTCGCTGTTGAAGAACATTGTTATCATATGGTAGAAGCTGAAGACGAAGACGTCGCCTAAGTGCCTGTTTTTATTATTTGGTTTGTGTGGGCTATACTCCTCACTTCCATTGCTATTAAGATCATTAGCTCTGTGCCCTTTGGCGTTGGTTTGCTTTTCGGTGAGCTTCTGATCTTGCTGGCGATTGTTTGGTTTGTTGCTCTCTTCTTCTGACCCTTTTTTCCATTCTCCATTGCTTCTTTACCTTTTTAACTTACCTATATCCCTTATATATTATCCGAGCTGGGAGCTGGTTTGTGGAGGAAGAAGCATACAAAAGTTTTTTTATTTTATTTTACTTTTCCTCTTGACATCCTAGAGAATCCCACTATATTACTATTATGCGAATGTATCATAAACAACAAGAGTCCAATTTAGGAGCTATTTGTTTATTTTCTCCCGTAGCAGAAGCTAGGGATTCGCTGAGGAAGTTAGACGCCTCTAAAGATAAGGGAAGAGTTTTAGGAGGTGTAAGCCATTTTGTTCTTAGGGTTCGTTACCTATCTAGCTTAATCTCTTATCTTGGAAACGCAACGCTAAGAACATTGGGGAAGGGTATTTTTATTATAAAGGTTGACACTTCGTCCTTCCCCTCCAAACTTGGGCAGAGGTTCGCTCTGTAATATGGTTAACACCCTCTGTCCATTACAACGAGGTATTTGTAGACCTATCCACATTGCCAACAGGCAAGAGGTACATCAATTAATCTTTGTCACAAGTGGAGTATGTGCAAAGTTCCTCGGCTAATGGTAAAGCCTTTTCTCCATTCTCCATTACCCTTCTACCCTTTATACAATGGCTACTATAATTATATTATTCCGCCGGTCACAGCTCAGCGTTGCACGATCGCTATCCTCTAAAAAGTTATCCACAACTTAATTAACATAATAACTTGTAATTAGTTAGGACATAACTATATTAATAGTATACCGATAGGAGGTAATAACTATGAACAAAAAGAAAGAAGTAGATAAGTTGGTTAGACTAACTGTATTACATAATTTCATTAGTAAGCAGTTAACAGAACAGAAAGATCTTATTAAGACTATCATTTCGGATGACGATAAAGTTATCAAAGGTGAAGTACATAAGATTAACATTCTTCATAGATCTTACATGAAGTTTGATAGTGCGTTGTTAAGAGAACATCAACCTGAACTCTACGCATCTTATAAAACTAAAGCCATTCATTCTATTGAACTAAAACCTTTAATAGATCAGGATGAGGAGGAGCAGTTAGTTGCTCCTATGTCTGCTATCATGGGTCGTAAGCCGATAGCCTTCAAAGCCGATTAAAAGTTTAGGCACACTTTTGCATGGCGTATTTGCGCCATGCATTTCTCCATTCTCCATTGCCTTTTTAGCTATTAGCTATGTACACTATATATACTATTACACGCGGGACGGCTCCAGGCTGATTTTGGTTTCGTTGCTGGTAAGCCGATGAGGTGTGTAGGTAATATGTGGTGATGAGTGCTTGAAAAGAAAATAAAGTTATCCACAACTAATTAGTTGCAATTAGTTAGGACTTCTATAATATACTTATATGCCTAACGATAACAATCTCACGCTAAGACCTTTTGCCGATGTGGAAGAGCGTCTTGATGATACAACTCGTATCACGCGTGAGAACAAAACAAGAAGAGAGGTAGACTATCGTGCTATTGCTGATCTCCTTAGTAGTGAAATTTATAATCTTATTGCTACTACTGATGACGCTCAGGTAAAGCAATGGGGTCGTAACCTACTATCAAAGCTACAAGGAAGAATTAATCCTTTAGACTTTTAATTGATTGGGGCGGGATAATCTCCCGCCCCTTCTTTCTCGCTCCATTTTCCCCGCTCTCAAAAAATCCTACTACTTAATAAGGTTCCTAGACCGCTTTTCCACCGATCAAGGTCTGTGGCTGACCCCCGCCCCCCTATTTGGCCCCTAGCTTCTATGAGAAGGGCACCTAGGTTGTGATTGCCACAAATAATTCCATCTGATATAAGTCTGAGTATGAGATTAGACGTTGATGTCGAATCAATGACGCATGAAGAAGCAAGAGAAGCAATGCTTAAACTTGAACTTCGTAAAGCGCAATTAGATTTAAGTAGTAAGTCAAGAGACTCCTTTATAACGTTCGTTAAAGCAGTGTGGCCAGGGTTCGTGGAATCTGATCATCATAGAATGATCGCGGAGAAGTTTGAGAAGGTCTTGTCAGGTGAAATAAAACGATTAATCGTGAACATGCCACCGAGACATACAAAATCAGAATTTGCGTCCTACCTCTTTCCAGCTTGGCTCTTGGGCCACAAACCACAGACCAAGATTATACAAACAACTCACACGGCTGAACTGTCTTACAGATTTGGTCGTAAGGTAAGGAACCTTATTGACTCTAATGATTATGCAAAAGTTTTTCCAGATGTTAAACTCTCAGAAGATTCTAAAGCTGCGGGACGTTGGGAAACGAATCATGGCGGTGAATATTTCGGCGCGGGTGTGGGTGGTGCTATTACTGGTCGTGGTGCTGATCTACTTATTATTGATGATCCCCATTCTGAACAAGACGCCTTGTCTTCGACAGCAATGGATAATACATGGGAATGGTATACATCGGGTCCTCGTCAACGTTTGCAACCTGGAGGTTCGATCGTTGTAGTTATGACGCGTTGGTCTGAAAAAGACATCACAGGACAATTACAAAAAGCCATGGGTGAACCTAAAGCGGATCAATGGGATGTTATAGAATTTCCAGCTATTCTTCCTTCAGGGACCCCGGTCTGGCCTAATTATTGGAAACTCGAAGAACTAGAAGCTGTCAAAGCATCTTTAACAGAACAAAAATGGCAAGCGCAGTGGCAACAAAATCCTACAGGTGAAGAAGGAGCTCTCATCAAAAGGGACTGGTGGAGAATTTGGGATAGAAAAGATATCCCTATGTTGAAGCATGTTATACAAAGTTATGATACAGCGTTTACAAAAAAGGAAACAGGGGATTATAGTGCTATTACAACGTGGGGTGTATTCTATCCTGACGAAGTAACCCCTAATATTTTATTATTAGATTCAATCAAGGAACGTTATGAGTTCCCTGAACTCAAGAAAGCAGCTATAGAACAATATAAATACTGGGAACCGGAGACCGTGATCGTTGAAGCGAAAGCATCAGGACTGCCCTTGATCCAAGAACTACGAGCCTTAGGTATTCCTGTAATTAACTTTACCCCTAGTAAAGGGAATGATAAAGTATCAAGGGTACACGCAGTTGCCCCGTTGTTCGAAAGTGGAGTAGTGTGGATACCTGACGAAAGATGGGCTGAAGAAATGGTCGAAGAGTGTGCACAGTTCCCGTTTGGTGAACATGACGACTTAGTAGATTCTATGACTCAAGCCTTAATGAGATTTAGACAAGGCAATTTTGTGCGGTTATTCGATGATGAAGAAGAAGAGCCCACGGACCACGGAGAGACAGAGTATTACTAATGGTAGATTATAGAAACATAGATATGCTTATCGATGAAGATCCGGCCTATAGTCAAGATGAAAATATTGATCGTAGAATAGCAGAAAACGAAAGACAGTATGAAAAATTAAAAAATTTTTTTACAGATTTAAATACAGGTTTAAAGCCTATGATTGGTGAAGGGACCCCCATAGGAGTAGCTAGTGATTTTTCAAGAGATCTTTTATTACAAGCGGGTAAACGAATAGCACAACCTATTGATTATGTAGCAAAAAAAATATCTAGTCCTGATGTACCTGTAGGAGAACTTCAGAAAATAGCTCGAACAAATACGGGAATGAAAGGACTAAAATCTCAGATTCAAGTTCCTTTTGAAATGCTTGGAGAAACAGCTCAGTTTTTATTTGATCCAAAATATTATAGTGATTTACAAGAAAAAATCAAAGCTGGAACTTCAACTCAGATGGAAGAAAATATGGGAGTAATAGCTGGAGCTTTTGAAGTTGTAGGAGGTGCCGATTTAGTAAAATATATTTATAAAAAATTTGGTCCTGAGGTAGCTCAGATGATTACAAAAACACTCGGTAATAATTCAAGAGAACTAATTCAAAATTTAGATATACCTCTTGAACAAAAAAAAATAATTGTAGCTGACCTTATAGGTGAACTTGTAGACAAAAATCTTTTTAAATTTAGTGATAAAACTAGATTAGGTGGTAAAAAACCTAAAGGTTTTGCATTGGGTGGAACAGCAGAAGATTTTACACAGAACGTAGATTTTATGTCCGATCGTTTTATGAAAGATCCAGCTTTTGAACAAGAAGATGCTTTTGAAAAATCACTAGAAGGAGCCACAGCTTTTAATCCGTTTAAACTCCATAAACTTTTTAAAACATCTCCAGGTGTAGCCACTCCTAAAAATCTTAGGGAAGTAGGTCTATACAATGAATTAGTTGATACACAAAATATGGGTGGAGCAGACGTAGGAATTGAAACATTACTTCCAACTGTAAAATCAATTAGTGATAATGATTTTGCTTTTAAATCTTTTACAGTTGATAAATTAAATTCTGCTAACGCTCCTAAGAACGCAACACCTGAATCATGGAGACAGTTTTTAAAAGGAGGAGAACTTAAAGCTCCTGAAACAGAACTTCTTGATTCTGGTATGGAAGATTTTTTTATAGATAGCGATAAGATGTATCCTGGAAAAAAAATATCTAGAGAGCAATTGATTGATATTTATAATGAATCTCCAGTTGGTAATATAGAAATAAAAGTTAAAGATAAACCAAAATATGAAGAAGATTTAGGAACACTTCGAGATCAAAGAGAGTATACTGACTACGTAGGTAGACCAAGACACGAAAATTTTGGAAGTGCTCCAATTGATAATTTTGGAGAGAATTATCGTGAAATTGTAATTCAGTCAGGACCTATTCCAAATGACAGAAGTCCTTATGTTCAAAGTTCTCACTTTGAAGAACCGAATGTTATAGGCTTTACTCGTGTTGCTGATTATCAAAACACAAATGGTCAAACTGTATCCGTGATTCAAGAACTTCAAACAGATCTGTTAACAACAGTAAATAATGAACAACAAAGACTTAATGCAATGGTCAAAAGAGCAAAAAAACAATCTGAAGAGCTGAATGAAATTTATAATAACCCTCTATCAGACGCAAACGATCGTGATATTGCTCAGAGAAAACTTCAAGAAATAAAAAAAAATATGGGAGGAAGAACTATAGAAGAATTAGAAAATATGAGTGTTACTAAACCTTTTCCAACTAATGTTGGTCGTGAGAGAATATCCTCACTTCAAACAGATCTTATAAGTCTTCAAGATGAAATCGATGGATTATTGTTTAAGGATAGACAAAATCTATCACCTCTACAAACAACGAGACTAGAAGATTCTATTTCTGGTATTCAAAATAAACAAATAAAAATTTTTGATGATTTAGCTTCAATGAATCGTGAACATACATATGAGCAAAAATTACAAGGAGTTCGTGTTCCTAATGTATCAGATACTGATATTACAAAAGAATTAGCCGATTACGTAGAATCAGGTGGTGGCAGAGCCTTCTCCATAGGTACTAAAGAGCTTAACACTTTTCCTCCTGTTCCTTTTTCTAGACCAGGGGATTATATCGATCTTCTTTTAAAAGCTACAATCAAAGATGCTCAAAATAAAGGTATAAAGAAAATTGCTATTATGCCAGCTGACGTGGGAGCCAATAAAAGATGGGGTAAGACAGGAGATGCTGCAAAACGATTTAGAGATTTGTATGACAAAAAGATGATTCAAGAATTAAAAAATATTAAAAAGAAATATCCAGGATCAGAACTTAGACTAGAAAATATTCAAGATCCCTCCAAGCCTGAAGCTAGTTTTTTTGGTAAAAGACTTCAAGCTGATGGAACCTTTGAGGAATTATCTGGTGAAATAATAGAGGAAGTACCACAAATTAATTTTAAAAAAAGTATGGATGATGAGGATGTACTACGACAAATTAAGGCTTTTGATGATAGCTATGGCTTAGAAAATACAAAAGCTTTTGTTTCATTTAAACAAGAGGATGGTTCTGAAATTATACAAAGAATTGTCAAGGGTAGAGTTCCTGAAGGTAGAGTCATGCAAGATAGTTCTTTTAAACTAAGTGATGATTATACAACACAGGATCTTAAAGAGGCTCAATTTATGTTTGACGAATTTAACCCTCAATCGGTTCCTATGTACGTTTTAGATATATCCACGAGTTCAGCTCAGACTGGACCTATGTATTTATATAGGAAAAAAGAAGGTGGAACTATTGACAAAGATAGGTTAGTTTCTATAACAGATATATACGGATCATATGGTAGATAAATTTAACAGTACAGCAGAAACTCCTTACTTAGCCCAAGACGCTAAAACCGTTGGGGCTGGTGGACCTGATGTTATTGAAGTAATTGATGTAGGTGCAGAAATTCAATTAGGAACTGACAACGAAGAAATCAATGTAGAAATTATAGAAGATGGTTCTGCTATTATTGGAGAACAAGAAGAAGAACTTGTTGAAGATTTTAATTCCAACCTAGCAGAAATATTAGATGATGATCTTCAATCGGAAATTTCTAGTGATCTTCTAGAAAAATTTGAAAATGATAAAAGCACTCGTTCGGACTGGGAATTAACTTATAGAAATGGTTTAGACCTTTTAGGATTTAAATATACCGAACGTACAAGACCTTTCAGAGGAGCGGCTTCTGTAACACACCCAATGCTAGCTCAAGCTGTTACACAATTTCAAGCAATGGCTTATGTAGAATTATTACCAAGTGATGGACCAGTTAGAACACAAGTAGTTGGAGCCAACACGATAGAATTACAACAAGCAGCTGAAAGAGTAAAAGAATATATGAACTATGAAATTGTTCATGTAATGGAAGATTATAATCCAGAGATGGATCAACTTTTATTTCATTTACCTTTAGCTGGAAGTGCCTTTAAAAAAGTTTATTACGATACAACTCTTGGAAGAGCAACTGCACAGTTTGTTCAAGCTGATGATGTTGTTATTAATTATGGAGCATCAGATATAAATACATGTGGAAGACTTACACAAATTGTTACAATGCCCTACAACGATCTTCGCAAACAACAAGTTTCTGGTTTCTACAAAGATATAGAAATAACACCTACTTCAACTCCCGATAGCCAAGACAGTGGACTTCAAGAAAAAATGGATGAATTAGAAGGAGTATCTTCTGGAAATTATGCCATGAACGATATGGTAGAACTTTTAGAAATGCACGTTGATTTAGATATCGAAGGTTATGAAGATATTAATCCTAAAACAGGGGAACCTTCAGGAATTAAACTTCCTTACGTTGTTACTATTGATAAAGGATCAAGTACGGTTTTAAGTATCTATAGAAACTACAATGAAGAAGATCCTTTAAAAAAAAGAAATCATTATTTTGTTCATTACAAATTTATGCCTGGTCTAGGATTTTATGGCTTTGGTTTAATCCATATGATTGGTGGCTTATCAAGAACAGCTACCACTGCTTTAAGACAACTACTAGATGCTGGAACATTATCTAATTTACCGGCTGGCTTTAAAGCTAGAGGTATAAGAATACGTGATGATGCACAACCATTACAGCCTGGAGAATTCAGAGACATAGATGCACCTAACGGAAATATCCGTGAAGGATTGATGCCCCTCCCTTACAAGGGACCTGATCAAGTTCTATTTCAACTTCTAGGTTTCTGTGTACAAGCGGGGCAACAATTCGCAGCGGTTGCTGATATACAACTATCTGAAATAGGAGCTTCTCAAACTCCTGTAGGTACAACAATGGCATTAATGGAACGTGGCACAAAAGTTATGTCAGCGATTCATAAAAGATTACACTATGCTCAGAAAAAAGAATTTAAATTACTAGCTAAAATATTTAAAACTGTTTTACCACCTGTATATCCTTTTGATGTAAGTGGTGGTCCAAGAGACATTAAAGTTAAAGATTTCCAAGACAACATAGATATACTACCTGTATCTGATCCAAACATTTTCTCTATGTCACAAAGAGTTACTCTTGCTCAAAGTGAATTACAATTAGCACAAAGCAATCCACAAATGCACAATTTATATGAAGCTTATAGAAGAATGTATTTAGCCTTAGGTGTAAAAGATATTGAACAAATTTTACCAATTCCTCCACAACCACAAGCAATGAATCCAGCTCAAGAACATAGTATTGTTTTACTTGGTAAGCCTCTTAGAGTTTTCCCTGATCAAAGCCATGAGTTACATATTAAAGCACATAGATTGTTTTTATCTTCTCCTGTTGTTAGACAAAACCCAATGGTAGTTACAATGTTAATCTCTCATATTAATGATCACGTTTCTTATCTAGCACAAAAAACAGTGGATGAAGCAATGTTAGCTGAAGCACAAAAATTAAAAGAACAATATGGTGAACAGATACCACCTGAAATGATTCAACAACTAGAAGCACAAAGAGCAGTAGCTATTGATAGTGAAATTGTAAAAATTACAGAACAAATGGTTGCGGAAGAAGCTGAAGCTATGGCGGATACTAATATGGATCCTCTTGTTATGTTAAAACAACAAGAACTAGCACTTAAAGCACAAGATCTAGAACAGAATGCAGCAGAATCTGGTGAACAAATGGCTTTAAGAGAAAATCAATTTGATCAAAAAGTAAAAATGGATGCTTTAAAACTTGATGCACAATATGACATTGCAAATTTAAGAGCTGGAGTAGCTCAAGATAGAAATGCTATAAATGAGCAGAAGATAATCTTAGATGCTCAAAAAAATAATAATGAGAATGTAGGTTAAAATGCTTAATCAATTATTAGGCGGAGGCTTAGTTAAAACTGTAGGAGCAATAATAGATTCCGTTCACACAAGTGAAGAAGAAAAAAACAATGCTAAGATTAAACTCAAAGAAATTGAAGCAAGTCTTAATCAAGCACAAACTCAAATTAATTTAGCGGACGCTAAATCCACTGCTACAGGCATTGGTGGTATTATGCAGCGGTCGTGGCGCCCCCTCATCGGGATGAGTTGTGCGTTAGCAATATTGTGGGAGTACGTATTAAAACAATTTATAATTTTTATATTGGCAGCATTTAGTATTGAACATGCACCTTTACCTGAGCTTGACATGGCAACTTTATTCCCTCTTGTCATGGCTTTATTAGGCATGGCGGGAATAAGATCCTTCGACAAGGTCAAGAAAGTTAATTCAGATAAATAGTGATTCAAGATTCAACAAAAAATAGTAAAAGACTTACTTTAACTATCCCTCCTAAAAAAGGCCCTGTATCTCAAGGGTTGAAAATTAGTTATAATAATATAAAAATAATTAAGACAACAAAAAAAGGAACATCAAAATGATGCATGACTATTATAAGATACCTGGTTGGTTTAATTATCACGAGGCTTACGATAAACTAGCAACCGAACTACCCGACGAATCAACGATTGTAGAAATAGGATCATTCATGGGTAGATCTACAAAGTATTTAGCAACTAATTTTTGGAATGCAGAAAAAATGAAAGTTAGAATTCATTCTGTAGATACTTTTAAAGGTTCAAGCGAACATTCTTCTCTTAAAACAGGTAATGATTTTTCTTCTGTTTTTAAAGATAACTTACAGTTCTTTTTAAATAGAGAAATGGTTATACAACACAAAGGAAGATCCGATGATAAAGATATACTAGATTATTTTAAAGATGAATCTATTGATGCTTTAATGATTGACGGAGCTCATGAGTTAGAAGCTGTTAAAGAAGATATTATAAATTGGTATCCTAAAGTTAAAAAAGGTGGAGTAATTTTCGGGGATGATTTTTATTTAAAAAGTGTTCAAGAAGGAATGAAACAAGGGCTTAACCATGTAAAAGAACCTGAATATACAACTTATTCAAGTCAAGAGTCTGTATGGTTTATTAGCAAAGGTATTAACAGTGATACTACCTATCAAAAATTAGTACCTGGAATTAATTGCCTTGTCTGATCACACTATTTATTATGTTCAAAAAGAACTAAAGCTTTTAAAGGGAGATTTAATGAATTCCTTGACACAAGGGGTTGAAAAAATTGAAGATTACAAGTATATTCTAGGAAAGATACATATGCTTGACATATGCCAACAGGAAATTTCTCGACTGCTGGAAAAAGAGGAGACATTTGATGATTAATACTACTGATACTATAACTACTACTACTGACACTAAATCCTTTACAATACCTAAAGAAGTAAAGGAAAAGTTCGAAAATCCCGAACAATTTCTAAGAACTAATTTAACAGAAATGCAGAAATTACCTCAACCAACTGGTTGGAGGATTCTTGTTTTACCTTTTAAAGCAAAGCAGAAAACTAAAGGAGGGATTCTATTGACTGATAAAGCAGTAGAAGACTCACAACTAACTACAACTGTTGCTATGGTTTTAGCGACAGGTCCTGATGCTTATAAAGATGAAAATAAATTCCCAAGTGGCTCTTGGTGTAAGCAAGGCGACTGGGTCGTCTTTGGAAGATATTCAGGTTCAAGACTAAGAATAGAAGGTGGGGAAGTAAGGATATTAAATGATGACGAAATACTAGGCACCATTGAAAATCCAGAGGATATTTTATCAACCGTATAACATGGGAGGTTAAACCATGCAACAGGCACAAATAAACACTGCCAGAGACGAAAAAATGGTAGAGATGGATACTTCAGGTGATGATGTTGAAATAATATTAGATTCAAAAGAAAATAATGTTATTCAATCAGATCCTTATGAAGCTGTCAAAACAAACGAAGTAGAACCTTTATCACCTAGGGTAGAAGAGGAACCAGCTCAACAAAAAGAAGAGCTAGAAGACTATTCAACTGGTGTTAAAAAAAGAATTGATAAGCTAACTTTTAAATTAAGAGAAGCCGAAAGAGAAAGACAGGCTGCTCTTGATTATGCAACAAATGTGCAAAGGGAATTATCAGATAGCAAAAGAAAATACATTGACGTAGACAAAGGTTATATGTCTGAAAGTGAAGTTAGAAACAAAATGGCTTCTGATTTGGCTAGACAAAATCTTATTCAAGCTAGAGAAAATGGAGACTTCAATAAAGAAGAAGAGGCTCGTCAATCTTTAACAAAATTAGATTTAGAATCTGAAAGAATCAGAGTTACTAAAACTAAAAAAGAACGTGAATACGAGGAAACTTCAAAAGAACTTGATATGCAACAAGCGCAATATCAAGCTGCTATGCAACAGCAACAGCAACAACCTCGTCCTTCACAAAAAGCTATCTCATGGGCTGAAAGGAACTCTTGGTTCAATTCTGACCCTGATAAGACCGATTTAGCCAAAAGAGTACATCGTGGTTTAGTAGCAGAAGGATTTGACACTGAATCAGATGAGTACTATGATGAATTAACTAAAAGAGTTAGTGATAAGTTTCCGTCAGCAATAGCTGAGGATCAGGCGACTAGAAGAGGCACTTACGTCCAACCCGTTTCTTCTGCAACAAGGTCTGCAACCACTGGACGCAACAAATCTGTCAGGTTATCTCCTAGTCAGGTAAAAATAGCGAAAAAGCTAGGGGTTCCCTTAACTGAGTACGCTAAATATGTATAGGAGTGAAAAATGACAGAAGATAGTAAAATGAAAACACCAAGAAGTGCACAAACAAGGGAAACTGAAGCTTCACTGAAGCCTTGGTCTCCACCATCACAATTAGATGCTCCGCCGTGCCCTAATGGATTTAGGCAACGTTGGATAAGGGAACGTATTAATGGAATCGATGATTCTAAAAATATTAATGCGAAATTACGTGAAGGATGGGAATTAGTGAGAGCAGATGCTTACCCTGATTCCGCATACAGCGTATACACCGGATCCAGCCCAACCTTTAAGGGTGTCATTAGTGTAGGCGACTTGCTATTAGCAAGAATGCCCGAAGTAACTGCAAAGCAAAGAGATGCTTATTTTAAGAAAAAGACTTCAGATCAAACTGAGGCTTGGGAAACAGATGCTTTGAGAGATCAACACCCATCAATGCCTATGAATGTCGATAGGCAGAACAATGTGACTTTAGGCGGCAACAGAAATAAAAAATCTGATAACTAAAGTTTAAACTAAAGGAGTAAGAACATGGCAAATATGAGTGGAAACTTCGGTCTTCGCGCTATTCAGCAAATGGGTTCTGCGTACAATTCAAGTGGTACAAATGAATACGCAATTGCTAATGGCGAAGGCTCTGCTTTATTTCAAGGCGATCCCGTTACCCTAGTGGCTAACGGTAATATCGATATTGGTTCTACTGCTGGTGCAGAACTTATTGGCGTTTTTAATGGTTGTTTTTATACTGATCCAACTACACAAAAGCCGACTTGGATGAATTATTATCCAGGTAGCATCGCAGCAGATGATATCATTGCATACGTCTTTGATGACCCAAACAAGCAGTTTGAGGTCAAAATTGACGATACAAATGGCGGTCAAGCACAAGTAGGATCTAATGCTAACATTGCAACATATTCAGCGGGAAGTACCATTAATGGTATCTCGAATGTTGCTTTAGATGGTGGTAGTTTTACTACAGATGCAGCCGCTAATTTAAGGGTTGTAAGACTTTCCAAGGATGTTGAAAATAGCGACTACACAGCCGCTAATGCAAGCATTGTTGTTAAGATTAACTTACATGCCTTATCAGATACAACAGGAATATAGGAGGTTAAACTATGGCTATATCAAGAAGTCAACTCGTTAAAGAGTTAGAGCCCGGTTTGAATGCACTATTCGGCCTGGAGTACGCACGTTATGACAACCAAGCAGCACAAATTTTTGAAACAGAATCTTCTGATCGTGCATTCGAAGAAGAAGTAATGTTATCAGGATTTGCTAATGCTAGAGTAAAGCCTGAAGGTAGCTCAATCGTTTACGATTCAGCAAATGAAACCTTCACTGCTCGTTACACACATGAAACAATCGCACTTGCATTTGCAGTAACAGAAGAAGCTGTCGAAGATAATCTTTATGACAGAATCTCAGCTCGTTACACAAAAGCACTTGCTCGTTCCATGGCAAACACCAAACAGGTGAAAGGCGCAAACGTTTTAAACAACGGTTTTGACAACGCTTTCGCTGGTGGTGACGGTGTGGCTTTATTATCAGACGCCCATCCAACAGTTGGTGGAGGACCGCTTAGAAATGAGCTATCAACTCCAGCTGACTTGAATGAAGTATCTTTAGAGCAATCATTGATTGATATCTCAGCTTTCATCGACGAAAGAGGACTATTAATTGCTGCTCAAGGAAGAAAACTTATTATTCCACCAGCATTACAGTTTGTCGCTGACAGATTAATGGAATCAGCTTTAAGAGTTGGTACCGCTGACAATGACATTAATGCTATTAAGAATATGGGTATGATTCCTGAAGGTTATGTAGTGAATAACTACTTAACTGACACAGATGCTTTCTTCATCAAAACAGACGTTCCTAACGGTTTCAAACACTTTGTAAGAAGCCCAATTAGAACTTCTATGGAAGGTGATTTTGACACTGGAAACGTTAGATATAAAGCGAGAGAGAGATATTCTTTTGGATTCTCAGATCCTCGTTGTGTATTTGGCTCACCAGGTGCATAAGCGTAATCATAAATAATCTTTTAAAGGGCGCTTTACTGCGCCCTTTTTTTATTCTATAACTTAAACTACAAGCATTAATTAACACTTAGATACATACGACTGAGCTTGTCAGACGGTATAGAGACTATGTATCGAAAGGTCTATACAACCAAGGAGGTTTACTATGGCAAATACTACATTCTCAGGACCAGTCCGATCGGAAAATGGTTTTGAATCAATAACAACAAATACAACAACAGGTACTGTAACAACTAACGCTACTTACGGAACAAGTATCACAGGTGGTGTT